GCTATCCCGTGGGACGGGAAGGACCCTCCAGGCGCCGGGCACCCCTTCCGCCTCCTATGAAGCCCTTCCCCTACCGCGCGGGCTAATCGGCGGGTCATGCTCGACGCATGATCGCCGCCACCCACATTGCGCGTAACGCCCAGCAGTCCGACCCGGCGGTTGCCGTCGGCCGCAACATCGTCCTCAAGGCGGACGGCGCGGCGCCCGAGTGGATCGAGCTCTTGCCGCCCGGCAGGGACGTGCAGGGCGTGGACGGCCGCGCCTGGAAAAACGACCAGCCGCAAGCCCTCGTGGCGGAGTTCAACCGCGTGGGGCGACCACTGCCTCTGGACCAGGATCACGCCAGCGACCTGGCCGCGTCGGAAGGGCGCCCCGCCCCGGCCGCCGGCTGGATCGAGGAGCTGGAAGTGCGCGAGGACGGCTCGGTCTGGGGCCGCGTCGCCTGGACGCCCAGGGGCGCGGAGCTGGTGCGCAACCGGGAGTACCGCTACATCAGCCCGGCGTTCTTCTACGACAAGGCCTCCACGCGCATCCTGCGCATGGTCTCCGCCGCGCTGACCAATCAACCCAACCTCCGCATGACCGCGCTCAACCGCGCCGCCAACCCAATAGAGGATCCCGCGATGAACAAGGAATTGCTGAAAGCCCTGGGCCTGATCGAGACCGCCACCGAGGCCGACGTGCTGGCCGCCGTCAACGCGCTCAAGGGCGACCTGGCCACGGCGCGCAACAGCGCCGCCGTCCCGTCCCTGGACAAGTTCGTGCCTCGCGCGGACTACGACAAGGAGCTCACCCGCGCGAACAACGCGGAGACCTCCCTGAAAGAGCGCACGGCCAAGGCGCTGGACGGCGAGATCGAGGCGGAGATCAAGGCCGCGCTCGCGGCCAAGAAGATCACTCCGGCCACCGCCGAGTATCACAAGGCCCAATGCCGGCAGGAAGGGGGGCTGGCACGCTTCCGGGACTTCGTGAAGGCGGCACCGGTCATCGCCGAGGATTCGCGGCTGGGCGACCAGGACCCGGCCAAGGGCAAGAACAGCGGCTTGACCCCCGATCAGTTGGCGGTGTGCGCCGCCATGAACCTGAAGCCCGAGGAATACGCCAAGGCGCTCGCGTAGGCCGCCGCGCCTTTCTGACCGCAAACCAAATCTGGAGGAACGATGGTCGCGCTAGCCAAGGATCGCATCACCCCGCAACGGGCCGGACTGGACTTCGGCGTCCCGGTGGCCGCCAACGCCAAGATTTACGCCGGGGCGCTGGTCGTCCTGGGCGCCGCGGGCACGGCCGCCGCTGGCAAACTGGAGAGCGGGCTGCAACGGGCCGGGAGCGCCGTCGGATGGCTCGCCAACCGCTATACGGCCCTCGGCGGGGTGCTCGCGTTCGGAGCCGTTGTGCATCAGGTGAACAAGATGGAGGAGGGGATTGAGCGCCTGGCCGGGGAGTTGGATCGGCCTATCGAGCGAATGAGGGAACTCAACAAGGAGCTGGACCGGGTTGCCGGACGGCGGGACATCGTTATCGAAACCGGCTCTTTGCGCGCGGCCGCCGTGATAATCGCCAGGGCGACGAAAGACGTGGACTTCATCCAGGCCAACGCGCCCACCATCGGGAGGGCGCTGCAAGTGGCCGGACCCGAGAAGGAGGCGGACGTCGCCCAGATGTTCGTCGGAATACAACGGCAAGGCATCAAGGACCCGAAGGCCGTGGCACACACCCTGGACCGTTTGTTCGCGCAGTCAAAGCTGAAGGGCAGTCCCCTGTCCTTTGTGGACGTGCTCGGCTCCGGCGCATCCACGGCGGCACTGCAAGGCAGCGGCCGCTCCGGTGAGGAAGGACTCATGGAGTGGGGCGCCGTGCTGCAAACCGCGATGAAGGGGACCGGGCGCGGCGGTGGTTCCAGCCCCGAGCATGCCCGGATGGCCACAAAGGCTTTCTTCCATGATCTGCAAAGCACCCGCACCAAGTCCAGCATTGAGACGCAGAGTGTCCCTATGGTTGATAGCAAGGGCCGGCCGCGGCCACTAGCCGACCTCGTGCTGGATATGATGCGGCACAAGCTGGGGAGTCAAGAGGCGATGGAGATGGCGGGATTCAGCGAGGAATCCCAGGGAATACTAAAGCCGTGGGCGGAGGAATACAAGCAAACGGGGGATGTGAAGTCCCTGCGTGAACAGGTGGCCGCGCAGGGCGCCGGCGGCCTGGCGGCGGAGAGCGCCAAGAACGCCAAGCTGCCGGCGGTCAAAGAGCGCCGCCATCTCGAAAACATCAAGAAGGCCTCGGCAAAGCATCTTGGGCCGACAATCCTCAAGGCCGAAGAAATGATCGATGCGCTGCTCGAGGGCCGCACGGATGACGCGGCCAAGGCGGGCGAGGAGATGCTGAATCCTCTGCGCAAGATCATCAGCCACGCGGGGACCCCGGCCCCTGCCACTTCCCCAACCCGCTCCGCCACCGGACTGCGCCGCTTTTTTCAGCCCATTTCCTTCGGGGCCGCCGACGCTCCGGCCCCTGGCGCGAAGCGAGAAGCGGCGGCGCCGCCGGCCGCGCCCGAAGGCCGGGTGACCATCGAAGTGCGGGCCGCGCCCGGCACCCAGGCACGGGTGGTCGGGAAGCCGCAAGCCAAGAACATGGAGCTAGAGGTGGACAGCGGACAGATCATGCGGGGGCCATAGATGGCGTGGAAGAACCGCTACCGGCGGGCCAGCTTCCGAGGCGCCGCCTTTCACGTGGAGAGCCATGCCTACAACGGCGGGCGCCGCGTGGCCGTGCACGAGTTCCCGGGCGGGGAAGCCTCCATCGTCGAGGACCTGGGCCTGAAGGCGGGCGAGTTCACCGTGGAAGCCTTCGTGCTGGGGGCCGATTACGACAAGCGCCGCAATGCCCTGCGCGCCGCGCTGGAGAAGCCCGGCGTGGGCCTGCTCGAACATCCCTACCTGGGACGCCTCCGCGCGCAAGTGTCCACCGTCGCGCTGCGCGAAAGCAGCGGCGAAGGAGGGGTGGCCCGGTTCGCCATTACGTTCGTACGGGCGGACCTGCCCACGCCCGCGTTGCTGCCGAACACCTCCCGCCTCCTGTCCGCGCTGGCGGACAATTCCGTGGCGGACGCCATCTCGGCGTTCGGGGACGCGATGGACGTGTTGGCGATGCCCGCGGACGTCGCGGCGGCGCTGCAAGGCAACCTGAAGGACATCCTCTCGGCCGCCGAGGGCGTGGTGGGCGGAATCGCCAGCAACGCGGCGGCGCTGATCCGCGCGCCGTTCAACATGGCCACGCTGATCGCGGGCAGCCTGCACCGGATTCTAAGCCTGCTGGGGGCGCCGGAGCGGGCGTTCAACCTGTATAGCCAGCTTTGGGCGGCCGATGCCAAGACGGCGGGGAAGTTCCAGCTTCCCACGCCGCCCGGAACGCCGGAGGCCCCGCTCCCCGCCACGAAGCGCTTGCAGCGGCAGGAGCTCAACCGGCGGGCCATGCGCGACCTGGTGCGGCGCATCGCCCTGGCGGAGGCTGCGCGGGCGCTGTCGGCCGTCGTGTTCACGTCGTCCACCCAGGCACGGGCGCTGCGGGACGCATTGGCCGACGCATTGGACGCGGAAATGACGCTCGCGCCGGACCCGATCTATGCCAGCCTGCGCGCCCTGCGCACCGGAATGATCGCGGACGTGACGGCGCGCGGCGGGAGCCTGGTGCCGGCCGTGTCATACACGCCGCCCGCCACTTTGCCCGCCCTGGTGATCGCGCAGCGGCTGTATGGCGATGCCACGCGGGCGGACGACATCATCGCGCGGAACGCAATCGCCCATCCCCTGTTCGTGACGGGCGGGCAGGCATTGGAGGTGCTGGGTGCCTGATATGCGGATGCCCGACGTGCGGCTGCGGGTCAACTTCATGGAGTACGGCGGCTGGACGTCCATCAACATCGTCCGCGCGCTGGACCAGCTATGCGGGACCTTCGAGCTGGCCGTATCGGAGGTCTGGCCCGACGCGGCGGGCCTCCCCGTGGCGCGGCCCATCAAGATCGGCCAAGCCTGCGAAGTGCTTGTGGACGGCGAGCTGGTGCTCACCGGGTACGTGGACGACGTGGAGATCGCCTACGACAAGGCCTCGCGCCAAGTCACCGTGCGGGGGCGGGACAAGACCGGCGATCTGATTGATTGCTCGGCGGTTAAATTACCCGCCCACCCCGTGGGCGCCATGCAACTGAAAAACGTGACGCTGCAGGACGTGGCCATGATCCTGTGCGAGCCCTTCGGCATTCAAGTCTGGACGGAGTTGTCCCTCGGCGCGCCGCTGCCAAGTTGGAACGTGCTGCCCGGTGAGACGGTGTTCGAGAACCTGGAGAAGCTGGCGCGCTTCAACGCCGTGCTGCTGACGACCGACCCGGACGGCGATCTGCTGATTGCGCGGGCGAGCAAGCTGATGGTGCCCACGGTGCTGGAGCACGGGGTCAACATCCTGGAAATGCGGGCCGCGTACTCGATGCGGAAGCGGGGCAATATCTACGTCGTCACGGCTTCTTCGATCTGGCCGGGAAATGAACTGGCCTTGACGGCCACGGCGCCGGACTCCGGCGTGCTGCGGCACCGCCCCATCGTCGTGATCGCCGAAGACAAGGTGGATGTGGATAAGTGGGCGGAGCGGGTGGCCTGGGAGGCCAGCGTCCGCGCCGGCCGGGGCACCGAGATCGAGGTCACGGTGCAAGGCTGGAAGCACGCGGCCGGACTGTGGCAGCCCAACCGGTTGGTGATCCTGCGCGATCCGTGGGTGGGCGCGGACGGTGAAGTCCTTCTCCTGTCCGGCGTGCGCTGGATGGCGGACGATCAAGGCACGCGGGCGCGCCTGACCCTGACCCGGCCCGAGGCCTTCTCACTCGTGCCCGTGCGCCTAAACGGGTTTTGGGAAAGCACCATCCCATGATTTCTGTTGAACAGACATTGGCGTCCATCGCCCGGCGGGTGTTGTTCATGGTGCGGCGGGGGCTCGCCGCCCTGGTGGACGACAGTCTGCCGCGGCAAACCGTGCAGGTGAAGCTGTTGCTGGGTGAGGTGCAGACGGACGTGGACCGCTTCCAGTCATACGGGTTCAGCAGCGTGCCGCTGCCCGGCGCGGACGTGATCCTGCTCGCGATTGGAGGCCAGGGCGGCCAACTGATCGCGATTGCCGTGGACGACAAGACCAGCCGCCCCACGGGCGGCGCGCCGGGCGAAACGGTGCAGTACTCCAAGTTCGGGCAAACCATCACGTGCAAGGCGGACGGGAGCATCGAACTTCTCACAAAGCTGGGGGCGCGGGCCGTGCTCAAAGCGAGCGGCGCCATCGAACTGGCGGGGGCGGCCGCCTTGCCGGTCAAGGGCGTCGTGACCGGCGACTGCCTCTGTGCGTTCACCGGCGCCCCTCACCCGCAAACCTCGATCAACGTGAAAGCGAGTCTGTAATGGCACTGACCAAGGCCAGCATGGCCGCCAAGATCAAAACCGCACTCGCCGCCGTGGGCGATCCTTCGGGATACGTCTCGCCCGCCGCCTATGCGGATGCCTGCCGCGAAGCCCTCTGCCTGGGGATCATCCAGGAGATCCAAACGAA